GCGCGGTTACATCGACATGATGGAGATGTCCTTACTGGGATCGCGAACCAGTAATTGCGAAAAGCATCCCTGGTCGTCGGTCTATACCAAAACTGGGGCTTGCCGAGCCTGCGTGCTCATCGAGGCGAAATCCAAAAAGAAACTGAGGGCTGTGTGATTCCTAAAATCATTATTGTTCTGTGTCTCTTGTTCGTCCTGATGGCCGCCCTCTTGCCATCTAGTCGAGTCGATGCATCTTTCCTTCAGACCGGCGTCACGGCAACGGTAAGCCAACTATCCATAAAAGCCCCCGCCTGGAATTATGTCTGCACGTCCTCCGTTGGCTATCAACAGTGGTGTGCGATGGTGAAGGATTTGACGGCACTGAACAATCCGGACGTCGACGTTGTGCTCGGTAAGTACATCGATCATCTCGTTGACGTAAACGGTATTCAGATCTTCCCGAGGCCATAAACAGGGCGCTGAATGTCCGACAATACCCAGCTCAATGCAGCCACGACAGTCGGCGATGTTATTGCCAGCGATGAGATCGGCGGTGTCAAATATCAGCGCGTCAAGCTGGACTTTGGCGCAGACGGTTCCGCAAGCGATGTTAGCCCCTCCAATCCGCTCCCAGTCCGACAACAAAATCCGGACGTTGTTACTGTCCGAGCGAACGTTACAGGAGCGCAGACCGATGCGGCTCTGGTTTCAGTTGGCCCTGGATCTCGAATCGTCGTTACGCGCTGTTCTATTTCTGTCGCTAATAACGTTACAGCTGATCCTTCCTGTGTGATTGGATTTGGTTCCGCAAGTACCCCATCGACGTCGGGCGTTCTCTTCGCGCACCCCGGCATGGTGGCTGGTGGGCATTATCCCGAAGGAAACGGTGGCGGCGATTTGGGTAAAGGCGCGGACGGTGAAGACGTGCGAATTACCAACAGCGCTCCCACGGGCGGATCCTTCGATGTCGTTCTCAGTTATTACGTGGTAGCAGCCTAGGGAGAAATTTCAGTGACAACGCGAAAGCTCGGATCAGTCCTTCTTCTGATTCTATGGTCGATCTCTATCTGGGCGCAGCAAACGACCAATACTGTCAAAATCAACGGTACAACTACGGCGACAGGCAATGGGACAACCGATGCCGGAACCCAGCGCGTAACGATTTCGAGTGATTCCACGGGAAAAGTAGCCGTCACCAATGCAACAACTTCCAACCTTGCCACGTCGACTGACTTGGAAACCGTGCGGAATGCGCCGATCGCTACAGCCGCAACAGGCATTATTAAAGTCGGGTTGACGGACGGGACCGGAAACGCGATCACCTCGACGGCTGGCGCTTTGAATGTGACGGCGACTCTCTCGCCGAGCGCGAGTCAGATCGTAACGACAGCATTGAATAACAGTTCTGGCACTGTCGCGGTGACGGGTTCCGCATCCGATGGCACGACCGCGACCTTTTCGCCGGTACTCGGTGGAGGGATGGATGGCACAGGAAAAGTCCAAACTTTTCTGACTTCTCCTTCCGGCGCTTTGGTTATTGACTCCACGGGTACGGCTATTCCGGTTTCCTTCAGTGCGGCTGCGTCTCAAATTGTCACCACCGCCTTGAACAATTCCAGCGGCACGGTAGCCGTTACCGGATCGGCTTCAGATGGCACGACCGCCACATTTAGCCCCGTGCAGGGTGGTGGTGTCGATGTTAACGGTAAGATCCAGTCCTTCCTGGTGACCACAGGGGGAGCATTGGTGGTGGATTCGTCAGCGACCAATACCACGGTCACCGGCACCGTCACGGCAACGCAAGGCACGGGCACGAACCTTCACGTTGTGACGGATGCCACATCCACAACGACCGTCACTCAAGCGACCGGCACCAATTTGCATGCCGTCCTTGATGCGACCTCGACGACGGCAGTGACTCAAGCCACTGGAACCAACTTACACGCAGTTACAGATTCAACTTCACTGACGAATACGGTCCTTGGATTAGGCAGTGGGACATTAGCGGTTGTCGGTTCGGCCTCGGACGGCACGACGGCTACATTTAGCCCCGTCCAGGGCGGTGGCGTTGATGCAAATGGCAAAATCCAATCTTTCTTAGTCACGACGGGTGGCGCTCTCGTGGTGGATTCATCGGCAACCGCGACGACTGTTACTGGAACCGTGACAGTGGCCCAAGCCACGACCGCCAGTCTTCATGCCGCGGTCAGCGTCGAAGGCTTGGGAACGCCGGGAACCGCGATCGCTACCGGAAACGGTACAGTCAACACGGGAACTCAGCGAGTCACACTGGCTAGCGATTCCACGGGCCAGGTTACGGGCTCGGGCACAGCAGGAACCGCAGCGGCGGGCGTGCTTACTGTGCAGTTCGCCGATTCCGCAAATCCGTTTCAGACGATGTACTGCCCCACGAATGCATTCCGCATTGAGGGAACGACATCAGTCACGGGAACCACAAGTTCGAACATCGTTTGGTTACGAAACAACGGCACGACAACGACCTTTACGAGTCCGCCCGGCTCAGGTCTGCGGTTCTATATCTATTCCGCGCAGTTGGTGAATAGCGGGGCAACCAACGTCACGGTGAATTTGAGTGCAGACGGAGCCGCGGGCGTGCCACCGACCACCTTGGCGACCTGGGTAGCGCCGACGAATACGACGCCATTTGGTGGTTCGAATATGCAGTTTCCAAGTGGCATGTTTACACCGACTACCGGAAGAGCGCTGAGCATTGTCGCGTCGGGATCGTCAACGACGGTCTATGCAAATATCCAGGGGTGTCTCGGGCCATGAACATGAGAAAGCTCTATCCGATTTTCTTTGTCCTTTTGCTGTTCCTACGATGTAACTCTGCCTTTGCCGTAATCGCCCATGCGCAAACATTCAAAGCAGTCGGTTCGGGCACCTCATTAGCACTTGGGGCGCACACCTATACCGCTGGGAACATGATCGTATGTGGGGCGGATAGCTTCCGGAGCGCCGGGGGGAGCGCCATCTCCTCCATTACCAGTGCGGGCGACACGCTCACGGGGCCCGATAAGGCATTAACGAACGGCAATTTCCGGGTAGAAATCTGGTCGAAATACAACATTGCTGGCGGTTCTCAGAACTACACCGTCAGTTATGGAGCCACCTCTCAGGACGGTATTACTTTCTTTTGTTCCGAGTTCTCCGGAATGGGAACCACGAAGACTGTCGATGGTGCCGGCGCAAGCGCATCGGGGTCTTCAAGCAGTCCCGCTTCGGGAAGTTTCTCAACCACGGGTTCCAACGCCCTGCTGATTGGACTTCATTCGAACGGCTCCGATCGTAACCCGGAAACCATCAATACCGGATCGGGATGGTCTGTAGATGCAACGAACGGCAAGGAAACGAATGGTGCGGCGAACCTCTGTGGCGGCATGGAATACCAACTCAATAAAACGGGCGCATCGTATAACGGCGATTGGTCGTTGGGCGCATCCTTTTCATGGACAGCGGTGGCGATTGGATTTGACGATGCGGGTGGGGGCGCGAGCTTTAAGCCTTATTCGTTGCCCATTACCGGAGTGGGACAACGCGAATAGATGCTCTTACCGTTACTCGCCAACTTGGGAACCGCTGGAGGTGGGGCGACTCCGGAACCTCCGATAGTTTGCATTCCGTTTCGTTCCTCGCAGGTCCCGGAGTCTCTTCTAAGGTCGGAAGTCTTAGTGAGTAGCCTTTTACGCTCGTCTCTATTGCCGTCGAATAATCGGCGCTCTGCTGTCCAGCCCTCAAGCGTGCGGAGGAGTTCCGTTCTGCCGGAAACGGTGGCGCGCGATGTCATCGTTCCGGTGGATTGCGCTGACGAATGAGCCGAAATTTACAGACCCAAACAATCAAGCGATTTCGTGGCTTGAACGTCTGGACATCGTTCGCGGCAACTTCACCGGAATTTGCATCGGATCTGCTCAACGTCATCCCTTCCTCATCCGGCGCTGTTGAGAAACTGCGCGTGCCGGTGGATCTCAGCGAAGCCATTACGGGACTGGGTTCGGGGCCGGAACGGTTTCAGCAGTATCAGAATTCCGCCGGCGCGCGCCAGGTCATCGCTCAGTTTGGAACGGATCTCTACAGCTACGATCTCGATTGGGTCTCCACGTTGATCGACTCGGATCCGGACAACGCCGATCTCTTCGATTTCATTGAATCCAACAATCTCTTTTTCGGTGTCAACGGAACACGAAACCTGAAGTGGGATGGAGCCTCGATCTCAAAATGGGGCATTGATCCACCATCCGCTGCACCCACACTCGGAGCGACGCCAGCTGGCGCGCTGACATTTACGTTGGGTGGACGGCGATACCGGATCTCTTTCGGAAATTCCGTCACGGGTCATATTGGAAATGCATCGGACGCATCCGCGGCAACCGGCAACCTGGCTACGCAGGAACAGATTGTAACGGGGCCGGCGTCGACGGATCCACAATGTGATCTCGCGATCCTCTGGGCAACGGTCGATGGAGGAGGGGATTATTACTTTGCTCAGGAAATCACGATCGTTCCCCTGGCAGCGCCGAGCTTCACCGATAACACACCCGACGATAATCTGAATTTCGCGCTGATCGCGCCATTAATCAACGACGTTCCCCCGGTAGGAAAGTACTTGGCTACGTTCCAGGGACGAACGTTCATCTTGAATCTGACCGAAGATCATCAGGGCGTGGCTTACAGCGGTTACGAACGGATCCTGGTGGGACGTCCGGAAGAGTCTTTCCCGGAGAACAACCGGTTACGCCTGGCTCTCGGTGCCGATGACATTCGGGGAGCAGGCGCGATCGCCAACGGTCTCGTCATCTTCTCCCGTTCAAATCAGATGTTCATCCTGCGGGGCATTCTGCAGGATGTGACGGTCGATGCTCCAGTGCAGCTCAGCGCGTTCCTGCAACCGTTGCCCTGGAGTCAGGGTTGTTTCTCACACTATTCGATCGCGGAAACCCCACAAGGCTTGGTCTGGCTGGCATCCGATAAAACGATCCAGATCTATGACGGCCAGAATCCGCCGCAATCGTTATCGAAGTACATCAATCCCATCCTTCGCCGGATCACCGCCGGCAGTGAAGAGAACGCACGTGGGGAATTCTTCAACTACCTCGAGCGGGAATGGTACGTCCTGACCGTCTCGATCGATAACAGCGCGACGAACAACCTGATGATCATCATCGATCTGGATCCCGATGCGGAGAGTAATGGCGGCATCTTCATTTCGGACATCGAAGCGGATGATGTCGGAACCGTTGAAGACGCATCCGGTAATCGATCACTGGTTATCGCCGCGGAAGGCCTCCTGAAGCAGTTCATCGCGTTGAGCGACACCGTCAACGGGATTTCGGATCCGATCACGGCGACCGAAGAGGAAATGAACGCGTACTGGCGTTCGTCTCCATTTGGTGGTGAAGCTCCGGGATTGATGAAGATCTTCCGGTTTGCGCACATCGTGACCGATCAGTCCGGATTCCGGATCCAGACGCGACTGATTACCGAGGCGGAAGATTTCCGCAATCCTACGCTTGGTCTGATGGATCCTCTACCGGAAGACGGCCGCTATCCAGTCAATCAGAAGGGACGCCGACTGATGTACGAAATTCAATTCCCGGCAGAGGATGTGTCGGCGAATCTCCTCGAGCTCTCAAACTCATATATTCCGCTGGGAGAACGGTGACATGGCGGACTCATTAACCACGATTGGGAACATTCCGCTGTCCTTTCCACCGGAACAGCAGATGTTTCTCCAAACACTCGTCAACGCGATCAAGAATCTGCAGACAAGTGTCATCCCACCGAACCCGCCGACGAACTTCACGGTAACCCCGAAAGCCGGCGGGAACATCATCCAGTTCACCAGGAGCGATGGGGATAGCTATTCCGTCTACCGAAATACCACGCCGAATCTGAATGGCGCACAGCGATTCGATCTGGGTCTCGGCAATGAATACGTCGACGACATCGGTGCGGATGGGATCACGCTGTACTACTGGGTGCGTGCGAAGCTGGGTCAATTGTCGAGTACTCGAGTGGGGCCGATCGCTGGGACGACCCTGGCGCTGGGCACGGCAATCACGCCACCGACACCGCCGCCGGGGAGTCAAACTCCAACATCATCGAACGAAGACAACCAGGTTATTCCGGGCTATCCGTCCGGAGGCACGTACCAGGAGGATCTATGAAAAAGAAAGCCATCGCACCATCTGCACCGCAGCAGCAGGCGAGTCAACTGGTCACCCAGGACACGGCCGCACGGGACAAACAGATTGCGAACGTCAACCAGCAACAGCAGCAATCCCAGGAAACATTGAACGCGGCGAAACCCACGCTCTCCAGAATCACAGCTGTTGATCCTGGAACGGGCACCACGGCATTACGGAAGGCGTTGACCACTTCCCTCACCTCTTCGACAACGAACGCGTATAACAACGCTCTCGTCGCGGCACGGGCTAGAGGATTGCAAGCCGGTCTCCAGAATCAACCGATGCATGTTGGCAATCAGGCTGCGATCGAGAACGAACGCGCGAAAGCGTTGAGTCAGATTCCTGGTCAGGTGGAGCAGCAGGCGACCCAGGAAGAGCTCCAGGCGGTCGGTTTACAGAATTCCCAGGCGGGACTCGAGAACGCGATCGCGGGGACGGGCGTGTCGGCCGCTTCGCAGTACAACCCGAATGGCGCGCTATCGACGGAAGCGCAGCTTGAAGCCCAGCGACAGCAACAGGAAGAACTCGCGAATCAACGGCGCGGTGGATTGTGGAAGGGTCTGGCGAAGGTTGGATTGGCCGCCGCGGCGCCATTCACCGGCGGATCCACGGCGTTGGCACTCGGTGGGATCGGTAAGGCTCTCTAAAAAGGAGACTCATGAGCGTATTGAGCTTTCTACAAGGTCCAAAGCGGTCCTTAATGGATCGTTTGCGGGGTGTGAACCAGGAAGAAGAGCAGATTCCAGGTTCCGACGCCCATGTGAACGGTACGCCGGCAGCAGAAGATCGTCCATCACTCGCAGCCGAACTCAATACGCAGGCTTTGCCGCAAATGAAACCCTCGCTCCGGGACGAATTGATATCAAAACCATCGATCCGCGCGGAGCTGGCGCCGGGAGCTTCGAGACTCGATCAGCTTCAATCCAAATACGACGCGGTTGGCGCTCCGCCGACAACATTCAAAGGCAAGTTGAAGCAATCTCTCGCCACGGTACTGCCAACAGTCGCCGGCGCGATCTTCGGCGGGAGCTCCGGGGCGACGGGTGCGACGGAGGGGACACTCGAGACTCTCGATACTCAACGGCAGAGCCAGGCGACTGAACGAAAATCGTTACGGGAGGAAATGGAAGCGGAACGGCAACGCAACGAACGGATGGGCGAACGGCAGCTTACCGCCGATACCGCGCGCCAAACTTCAGCCGATCGTCTCGCTCAAGCCACAGCGACCAATAGTCTCCGGCAGGATCTGGCGGATTCCACGAATCAATTGAAACGGGATATCGCGGCGGCAACCGATACAACGAAACGGCGCGCCCAGGATGCGAGTCTTCGAGAGAAAGGATTCAAGTTCGACGCGGACGGGAATCCGGTTGCGCTCGATCGGACGGAGCTGTCACCGAAGCAACTGGCTGATCTCGAGACAACTGAAGCGCTCACCGCATATCGACAAGCGCAGAAGGATCACGCCCAGGCCCAGGCGGAATTTGAACGAACGAAGAATGATCCGAAGTCTCCCGCATTCCAGCAGGCCCAGCAACGATTGAACATCACCGCTCAGCGTTTAGATCTCAGTAAACAGCAATTTGAAATGCGAGCATTCGGAACGAATCAAGGAGAGGCGTTGCCGGGTTCGATGATTGCCGATAATGGGCAGGCGGTGGGAACAGCGTTTCAAGTGAATGTCCGACCGACCGGAGCGGAACGAGGCAAGGCGGATCTCGCCAACAGCGCCCACGAACAGCTGGGCAAGATGAAAAGTATCGTGCAGAGCAGACCGGATATCTTCGGGCCCATCGAAGGCCGGACGACAGACTTTTCCGTCTGGGTTGGATCTCAAGATCCGGACGCGCAACGATTCCGAGCGGCCCGCACGATTGCAGGAGATCATTTGGCTGGTGTATTCGGCGGACGATCTGAAGCTGCACTGAGTGCGCTCGACGAAGCCATTGGACACTTCAAAGACAATCCTGAAGCGGTCCTTGCTGGACTGGACCAGCTGGATAAGGCGAATGACTCCTTTATTAAAGCAGGGACCGTCAGGACGACTGGAAGTACGGCAGAAAAGAAACAAGCAGTTATCCAGCAACGCAACAAAATAACCGGCGCCGATCGGTACTCCACCGACGGAGGGAAAACATGGCACAACGGCAAGCCGCCAAATCGTTAGTCGATGACGCCTGGGAGACCGTAACGCCGACTCCCGCGAAGCGTTCGCTCGAGGAAGAAGGCTGGGAAACGGTAGATCCGAACGCGCCAGGCAAGATTTCCAAGCCTTCCTTGTCCGCCGATCTCCTCGCGGCGAAAGCAGCACAGCGTAAGAACTATCCGACCCAACTTGAAAAACAAACGTCTGCCGGTCCGGAAGGCGCGGGGCCGATTGAAACGTTCAGCCGCAATGTGTCGTCGGGATTCGGTATTGATCCGGATTCACCGGTGCGTGGAACGTTAAAGAACGTCGTTGATGTCGCCAGATCTATGAAAGAAAGCTACCTGGCTGGAAGGAATGGCATGCCCGGCTGGTATGGCGTGAACTCTGGAGTTGGCCGTCTCGCGGTGGACATGGCAAAAGGGTTCGGTCGAAATGCGATGGAAGGTGGCGCGGATATCGGTGAGGGTCTTCGATCTGGGGATGCAACGCAGGTCGCTAAAGGCGCCGGGCATAGCCTGGGATTCCTGGCGAGCCTGTTCGCGGGACGGAAAGCGCCGGCCGCTGCGGAGAGCGTTGTCAATGACGTTCGAACGGCTGCGGGGACTGCTGCAGAACGAATGTATGAGAGCGCGCTGAAGCCAGGTCCCCGGTCGAACACACTCGCCGATGTGCGGCGGATGGTGAAGACCGGGTTGGAGGAACGAATTCCAATCAATGTGAAAGGAACACGAAAACTCCGCAGTCTCGCAGATGATCTGAACGCCGAAGTCTCAAACACAATCAATGCCGGCGGCGGCGCGCCAATCAACAAATTCAAAGTCGCTTCCCGTCTCAATGATACAGCAAAGAAGTTTGCAACACAGGTGAATCCGGAATCCGACCTTGCGGCGCTATCCGACGTGGGTAACGAATTCTTACGAAACGCGCCTGGCGAGATCAAGCCGAGTCTCGCCCAGGAACTGAAGCAAGGCACGTATCGCCAGTTGAAGAGTCGGGCGTTCGGTGAATTGAAGGGCGCGAGCATCGAAGGTCAGAAAGCAATCGCGCGCGGTTTGAAGGAAGAACTCGAGGCTCAGTTTCCAAATATCAAAGGACTGAATCAGCGGAATTCGAATCTGTTCAATTTGGAGCACGAATTGGAAACGGCCGTCAGCCGAAATGCGAATCGTAACATTTTCGGAATCGGAGACGCTTTGGCCGGAACATTGGTCGATGCGGCTACAGGAAGCACACCGGCTGGCTTATTCGCGGCCGGAGGACGGCATCTTTTCGGAAGTCCAGCAGCAAAATCGAAAATAGCAATTGCTCTATCGAGGCTCGCGAAATGAGTTATCTTTCCGCCCACCAATCAATCAGCCTGCATAGTAGCCAGCATAGAACGAAGGTAAAGGCCAAGCCTTGGAGCATTCCCAAACCCTAACCTCAAGCCCCTAAAGAAAGCAAGACAAGATGAGCAAGGAAGAAGAGTTTCTGGCGATCGGGAAGCTGGTCGCTGAGTACCAGGCGGTCAAACAACGGATGAGCGTTCGCGACTACCGTCTCGGCGAACTCGGCCGCGATCTTCAGAAACTCGCTGGGTTATTGCAAGCGGCGCCATCCACGATCACCTTCGGACCAGGCGGATTCTCACCGGACCTACTCTCCACTGAGGTGATGCGGTTGGTAGAAGAAAGCCGCGCAGACGATAAATTGTATGTTGAACTTCACGGGCGCATTCGGTCGCTCGGACTGATCCCTTAGATCACTGAAACATCGGAGAACTCAAATGAAGCGCATCCTGGCGTTATTCGCATTCGTGTGTTTATTGGCCTGCAACAGCTTCGCCTCCGCGATTCCATTGACCGGAACCATCAGCCTTCCCGATGGTACGAAGCTCACCGGAACGGTACGGCTGACCCTCTCGATCGCCGGGGCTCGCGACACGACCAACAACAACATCATCGTCGCGCAGAGTGTTCAATTCCGAGTCCAGCAGGGAACGCTTCAGTCATCGGCCCAGGTGGTCCCCAATGATGTGCTGCAGCCCGCGAACACCTGGTATACCGCGGAGTACTTCACAGCATCGGGTCAACGGGTCGCTCGACAGAACTTCTACATATCCGGTTCTCAGTTTGACCTGGGAAGCGCCACGCCCACACCTGTCACCACGTCCAATCTCAACTTCGGGTACTTCACCGGATTAACCAACGTCACGACCGCATTATTTAACAACAGAGCGACTTGTCAGCGTTCTGGGGCAAGTGCGGGAGTTAAGATCGCGGCGGCTGCCGCTGCGGTATCCTCCGGCGGGATTGCAGATTGCACGGATTTGGTCGGTGCTCAATCGATTACCCAGGACATTACGATTCCTGCCGGCGTGACACTTCTGCTCGGGGCCGCGACCTTCACGATTTCGACCAATTCTCAGATCAAGATGGGGAACAATTCGGCCATTATTGGGCTGAGCCCAGAACTCACCATTATCAAGAGCACCACGACAACCGCCCAGAATGGCGTCATCACCAATTCAGATTTGATAAACGGCAATACGAATCTGAAAGTGACGGACCTCACGATTCAACGGACTCAGGTCAAGGCGGGCAGCTTCTTTGAACTCATCAAGTTTAAGAATTCACAATACGTCTGGATTCAACGGACGCGTGGAATCATGGTCGGGACGGGCGCTGGGAGCGGGAAGGGTTATCACTGCGAAGCCTGTAGTTACGTCTGGATCGATCACAACTATCTAGAGAACGCTGAAGACAATTTCATCTCGATGACCTGGTCCGGTGTGCGGAGCAATGGCTATGCGTCCATTGACCATAATGATCTTAAAATCTCGGGGAACTGGGTGCATTCGTCCATTGTCGTGACGGCGGATCATGCCACTATCACGAACAACGCTTTAATTGCCACGGCTGGGTTCGTCCCGACTCTTGTGGAACTTGGCGACGCCGTTGACGACATCGCGATTAGCGGAAACATTTCGATCAATGCAGGTTTAGTACTCGCTCGATCTGGGACGAATTTTAAGATCAGCAACAATCAGGGTTTTTTTGCTTCATCCGGCGGTGCGGGGATCAACCTGGACAGCGCCGGCGGTGTACAGAGTGGACATACGGTTATCGGCAATCGCATTCAGAATGGCCGCATTCGTGTCGTTAAAACGACGAACGCCATCCATGACATTCTAGTTTCAGGAAACGAAGTCTCCGGATCCAGTAGTGCGGATTTTCAAGTCGATGCCGGTGCGAGCGGCGTCACGCTCACCGGCAATTATGCATATGGTGGAGTCAACGGATTTTACGTCTCCAATACCCCGGGAATCACCGTCACGAATAACGTGTCGTCCGGTGCATCCAGCGACGGGTTCTTGGTCGAACTCATCACGACGACGGGGAGCACCGTCGCTGCTAATGCCTCCAATGGTTCGGGAGGATATGGATACAAGATCGATCAACCACAGTCCTTCAGTTTTCTCGACAACAATGGAACGGGGAACACATCCGGATTAATCAACGTTGCCAATGCGACGGTTCAAGGCCCAGTGCCTTTTGGAAATGTCCGCTTTACGGATACGACGTGTGGCGGCAACTTCTATGGCAACCCTGGATCGACCTGTTCAAAAACGAATGGCGGACTGTCGACTGGTTTCTATGTAAAGGCTTCGGCGAACACACTTCAAAATGGCTGGTATCCGATGCCGTCGATGGTTACTGGCACGGGGACTTTGACGTTTGGAACAATCAATGCAAATACGGCCGGCAACCAGAATGTGACTGTAACTGGCGCGGTCGTCGGCGATTCCTGCTATGCCGTTCCGGCGGATAGTCCAGGCGCCGGACTCATCTGGTCGGCTTGGGTGAGTGCTGGGGATACCGTGACAGTACGACTGGGGAATGTAACGACGGGTAACGTTGTAACTACGGATCGGAGCTGGCGCGTGGACTGCCGGAAAAATTAGAACTCCATGAACGTTTCTATATCGATCGACCAGGAGAAAACATCATGCCTATTCACGGCATTAATTTGAAAGGCGTCGTCATTGGGAAGAAAAAACATATCGAGTATCGGGCTTCGGACCATCTTGATCTGAAAGCCGGAGTGGATGTGTCGGTCTGTTTCGGTAATGACGAGCGTGAAGTGACCTTTCAAGTGCCGGACGACGAAGATGCGAAGCACATTGAGATCGGTGCGCCGGTCAGCATCATTGCGACGTTTGGTTCTTCTCAGGACTAGCGACGTACTCTTATTTGAACGAAAAAAGAAACGATTCTCCTGCAACTTTAATCTTTACTACAAATGGCGTTGTTCTTGAGACAGTTGAATCAACAAAATAGAGTTCACGAAGCACAAACTGTTGAGACTCAACAGTTTCGTCGCGAGCGTAGAATTTCTCAATCTCAGACAGACGTTTTTGCGCATCGCGCCTGTTCTGCCAAGTTTGCATCGCGGCACCAAAATTATTGATTAGCTGATCTGTATTGTCTTCCTCGATCGTCCCGTCCGCCCTCTTCTGAAGCTTTTTTGGTGCCTGAGTTGGAATTACCGGCTCACCGCTTACTTTCGCGATTGCCGTGCGCAACGTCTGCTCATTCACGCTGCCGATCGACTTATGATTACCATTTTCAAGTGAGACGATCAGAGGGCTGATGGCAAGGGGTAAATGCGTCTTATTTTCAATGACGTACAAGACAACAAATACACCGTCTTCTTCCTGTAGCTTCGCCTCTACGCTAAGGTCTGGGCGACTCTCGATGATGCTTTTCTTGCCCTTTGGAACCACCTGCCATTGGCTTGGTAATGGTTTCAAATCGCTCGCCATCGAGCAGTGAACCGTCAACAACATAACTGCGGCAACCAAACCACTTTTGGTCACGACGATCTCCTGACTGAGGCGCATAAACTTATCACGATTGCGTCTCTATAGTTAATACAGGACCGCTTCTGTCCCGAGGCTTTTCTATGATCGTCCGCTCCGCTGACAATCACGTCAATCCGGGCTTCACCGGACCGTTAGAGTTCGGGAAAGGGTAAATCTCGTGTCGAAGCGTATTCCCCAGCGCGCCAACAGGCGTGTCCCTGCCTATTACAGTGAACTCTGTCGTCGACTTCATAAAATCTTGATCATTGGGTCCCCGAGGGCCCGAAGG